TCTTAGGATTAGACGATAGTTTGATAAATTCTTTATCAGCGTCTTTTCTAAGTTGAATCTGGTTATTCTTAACCTTATCTTCTCTTGTAGGATCTTGGATATAGAATCGTTTATTATAATCTAATTCCATTTCCTCCTTTGTAAGAGCAACGTGTGGATGTTTAAGTGCAAATTGGTACTTCAGATAATCCATAATACTATCCGGTGTTCCATTCTCACTTACGCCTACATCTAGTTTCACTCCTGTAAATCCAACAGGAATTGACATTTCCGCCCAGAAGGCTTTTGAATGTTTAGGCCAATCTACATGTTCAGGACTAACATCTAAAATCCCTTCCATTAATTCTTTTTCCTCTTTAGCACTTAGGCCTTTTAAGGGTTGTCTATTTACATAGACGCTACTCAGTTTCATAATTGCTTCAGCTCTTACCGCTTTTGGTAAATGGCCGTTAAGCTCTTGTCTTCTGATATAAATCTCTTTACTCATAATTTCAGTTCTTTTTTTAATCTTGTTTGTTAGTGGGGGTAAAGAATACTCTCCCAAATTTTAAGTTAAAAGAAGTGGGGAACTAGTCCCCACATCCTAACCAAAAACCAATATATAAACCGCAACGAATTGCCTTTATGAAGCCGTACAAGTGATGTCTAGCGAAGTATCAAAACGCTTAAGCGCGATACCAGCAGTTTTCAACATATGTACAGATGCACCATCCACGTCAGAAGCTCTAGATGTTCCAGAATCAAATCCACGAGGTACAACAGAACCAGCTACACACCATCTTAAAAGCTCACGACCTTGTTTAGAGATCATCTGTAAGTTATTCTGACCATCATAATTAGATTGATCTACAAATACCATACGGTAAGATTCAAGAGAGTATCCTGATACTGGGTGTTTAGCACGAGCTTGTGCAACAGCACCGTGATCGAACATAGGTAATTTCACTACGTTGATTACGTGACCATCAATATGCTCATACGAATTAAAGTATCCAGTCATACCTAAGTTACGACCAGAACCTGTGATGAAACGATTCTCTCCACCAATTTTCCAAGAACCTGAAGCCCCTGTGAAATGGTTTTTAAGCGCCTCATCAAATTCACGAGCACCACCGGTACCAGTGTAAAGAGTAACTTGCTTGTTAGCAGCATCAGTCATTCCGTAGAATAAGTCACCAATGATGTTCTTAAGCTTAGTTTCAGTCATTACAGAATAAGTATCCTTGTTGATTACTTGTTCTAGTAAACCAGGTCCAACGATTACCGGTTGCCCGTTTTCATCTTTCATAGCAGTGTGACCGTTTGAATCGTAAGATTTCTCACCGTACCAGTAGTACATTTCACACTCTTCTTTGAAGTCAAGCATGTGTAAGTATTCTTCGTAATCCATCCACAACTTAGTTGTTGATCCACCTTTAGTAGGTAAAGCAAATTCAGCTACGAAGTCTTTAGCGTTACCAGACATGTGGTAAGACTTACGAACTGTAGTTAATTTGTTACGAACTAAACCTGGTGTATCCCAATTCGAAGCATTTCCACGAGAGAAATCAACTCCTACTGGTGCATACATTTGAGCCCAAAGAGACCCAGCTACACAGTCAGTTGCAGGAATAGAAGCGGTTACAGAAGGACTTACAACTTGTAAAGTGTATTTCCAGTTTGAACCTACTGCTTCAGGTGCTTTCATAATACGAGCTTGAGCTCCAGACTGAGAAACTAATACGTAAGGAAATACGAAGTGTTTATCAGGGAATTCTAATTCGAAAGCCATACCACCAGCGCCTTGTGCACCAGAGTTTGTTGCCGCTACCGGACGAGTTCTCAATCTATGTGTCGAAACACGGTACTCATATTCTAGTCTGTCAATTGACTTAGTATTACCTACACCTTCAGTTAAGAAAGATAGTGGAAACCTCTTGTCGTCTTTACCAGACAAATGAGTGATGATTGGAGATAACTCAGCAGGTTTAGATAACAACGCGTTCGCTAAACTGTTCATGTCAGTCATTTGCGAATCATTGTAAAAGCGTTTTTGAACGCTTATATTTGTTCCATTTGCCATTTTTATCTGTTTTAAAAATTATATATGCAGTTGTGTTTCCACTAATTGCCTTGTTTATAAACTAAGATCTAAATCCTCAATATCAAAAGATGTCTTACCTCTTGGAGACTTACGCGCACTCTTTATAGAGCCTGCGTTCTTTGATATTTTGTCTCTGAGAGACCTAGCATTCTTAGTTGTCGCCTTCTTGCTTATAATGTCATCTAACTTGAACCCCTTATACATAAGGAAATCAATTGCTAACTTTACATCCATTTCAGCCTCATTGTGATCTACATCACGTTGGGTGTTACCTTCTTTGTTTATAGGTTTTGATATATAATCAAAGAACTTACCCTTATCTTTTTCCGGAACTGTTAATCCCGCAAACTCTTCCGAGTCGTTAATAGTCTTATGGACACCGTCCCAAAACTCAGCTTGGTTCTTCTCAGAAGTAGCTCTATCTTCTTTTTGCTTAGTGATTAGCGTTTGTCGATCCTCATTCTGCGTTTTAGCTAATGCTGTTTTTGCAGCAGTTGCTTTCTGGTGAAGTTTCCCAGTATCTTCGTAATCATCTAAAAGATCATTGATAAAATCTTTATCGTGCCCTTTAGATGCGAAGTAATCTCCTAAGATAGACTTTTGACCTTTTACGTCACTCTCATCTAACTCAATTTTGTTATAATCTAGAGTAGGATCGTAAGCTTTCATAAAGTCTTGCGACTGTCCACCGTCCATAACGTAGTTTAGATGATCTTTAATTAGAGGAAACTTTTCAAATAGTTCATCTAATTGTGATTCAGCCATCCTAGCTCCCATATCTTTGGTAAGCTTTGTAAGACCTTCTGCAGTGTCTGCGTATTCTTCGTCAGATTCATAACCTAATTTAGAAAGGATTTCTCCTACAACACTATCATCTTCACCCTCTTCGTCTTCAGAATCGCCTGCAGAATCATCTGCATCTTCTTCTTCTTCCTCTTTTTTATCCTCTTTATCCTCTTTCACTTCAGGTTTTAAATCCTCAGCGTCTTTGTCTAAATCGTCGTCAGCTCCATCTGGTGCTGGCTCTTTGTCATCGTCTAGGACTACATCTTCGATGCCTTCCCCCAACATGTCATCAAAAGAGATGTCCTCCAAAGAGATGTTGTTATCGTTCTTGTTCATATTGCTTGGTTTTTACAAACATAGTTAAAATTTATACATGTCTGATATTAGTTTTGCTTTTTGGTAAGCACTTTATTATATACCACTTATGTGTCTGATTCAGCTGGTATAGCATTTTTAGCAAGCTTCAGAGACATCTTAGCTGCTTTGTTTTTGGTAAACGTTGAAGACAGGTATGCAAGCGCGTCAGTATACTTACCTTTAACTACGGATGCCCCTGTTTTAATTAGATCCTTAGAGTTTTCTACTAAGTATTTACTCACCTTCTTTCCATAAGGTAACTTACCAAGTGGGTTATTCATATTTATAGCTATAGAAGCAGCTGTAGCTGCGTCATTTGAATCTGCCTCTCCTTTGATTGTTTTAAGAGCAACATTACCTAATGTTGGAAGCGCAAGTGGCAATGCCTGTACTTTAGATCCGTGGTACAATGTTTTTAATGCTCCTACTCCGTATTTACCATTCTTAAGCATCTCTATACCTGACTTTACTGCCGCTACTTCATACTTACCTGCTTTATATACAGAATTCACTAAGTTTGAGGCCCCAGCATTTGCACCAAGTCCTGGAACTGGTGCCATTGTAGATGCAGCAAGTAGTCCGGCATCTTTAGTACCTTCTATTACATTCCCCCATAAATCTCCAGAGTCCCCAGTTGTGTTCTTCATAGCTCCTCTAGCAACCGGATTGTTCTTATATTGATTTCTCATATAAGCTTGATTCTGAGAAGACCTAGCCATAGGAGTTCCCATCCAATCCTTAGGAGCGTGATTCTCTCCTCCTCCCCATACTTCACCATCGTTAGACAATTCTATCGTATCAAGGTCTGGCATAACAGCTACTTGCTCTCCGTCTATTTCTTGCATGTTAGCTAAAGAGTTGCTGCTATACGCCTTCCTGTAATTCGCAAGCCCCTCTCTTGTGGTAGTATCTAAATTTACCCCACCTTCTTGGTACTTACCTTTAAATCCACCTGTCTTATATGCAGGGGTTTCAACTACTGTTCCTTTTGAAGGACCTGTAGGTAAACTTTCTACCCCCGGAGGAACAGCCTTAAAGGATTGCATGAGATGACCTTGCTCATCATACTTACTAATATCCATAGGAACCTTCATCCCTTTAGTGTTGAAAGATGTGTTAGCAGGTACATCAGGAAAAGACATAGATGCTCCAGTGTTACCTGCTGCATGCTGTTCTCTTAATCCCGTTTGTTTCTCTTCTGGTGTAGAAGCTGTTAACATCTGCGGATCCTGTTGAGGCTGTAGAAGCTGAGATACATCACCACCTTGAGAGGCGTGTGCGAATAAATCCATCACACTTCCCTCGTAGTTGGACGAT